CTATTCAGAAGGTACATTCTGTTTTTCCTGTGAAGCTTGTGTAATTCTGTCTAAGCAATCTTTACAAATTTCCTGATTACCGATTCTTGTTGTATTTGTATTCACACCACAAATATCACAAAATCTTTCTGCAGTTCTAATGAACAGATTAGAAGTATCAGAGAATAATTCCACTTTTGTATTTGGTTTAATACCTGCTGTTTGCAACATATCCAATGGGATTTTGATTGTCCCATCTTCACCAACTGTTCCTAAAACACCTAAAAATTGACTCATTTCATTTTCTCCTTTCATCATATTGAACTATTGATAAAGTTCCATCCATTTCCATCGTGGTAGTAAGCTCCAAATCCTCTATAACCATTTCCCATCCATAGAACCCCTTGTTGAGACAAAGGAGTCTTTCCGAATGAGTTGAATAATATACCCGATGTTGAAATTGGTGACGTGAAGTTAACTCTCTTAGCTGTAAACCAAATCCCATCTTGAGCTGTTATACCGATATTACCTGCATTCGTTAGACGAATATTACTCTCAGCGCCATTGTAATCTACATAGCGATAGTAAACGCCATTTCCATCTTTGTAGATACTTCCAAGGTTCCTACCAGTCCCATCACCTTCACCAAGAATTATATATGGGTTACGTGTTGTACTTTTTCTCTCATCTTCAAATCCCATCACAATTTTGGCAGAGCCTTGGTTTACAAAACGAAGAACCTGATTTTCCATATGGAGGTATTCTTTTGTAGCACTTGTTTTGATCGTCATACCTTGGAGTAATCCAGCTTTTAACCAAGATGCTTCCACCCTACCTACCAAATCAATTAGATTAGCTGAAATTTTAATCTTTTCTGCCGTTTGATTAATAGATGAAATGATTTCACCTTTTTTTACTGTACTAAGAATATTTTTCTCAGTAACTTGAATACGTCCTTCCATATCCCTTACATAAGCATTTGTAGCGAATTTATCATTAGATTGAGTTTGTGTATAAACCTCTGTCTTTTTTGCTGCTAAATCAATACCTTTCTCATTAACACTAAAACGGTTATCGATTTGAGTCATCTTTTGATTGTATTGCTCAGTTGCTACTCTATTAGCTATATCTTCTAGCATTTTGTCAGCATCAGTTTGATCTTTCGGATGTAACCAAAATTCTGTAGCTACTTTCCCACGCTGTAACATAGGCATGCAAAACCAAGCTCTACCATTTTTTTGTATGTATGGTCGAAATCTTACAAACCCAGTTCCTGCTGGCGCTTTAGCTGTACAAGTAGCTCTAATCCAAGTATTGTTAATGATTTGAACCCTTTCTCTAGCAGTTGAAATTCTGGTTGTTTTATTCGATTGCCAAAACTCCATCTCGATATACACACCATTATCAATAGGCACTTTCCCATCAGTGTTAAAGTAAGCCGAAACAACAATGTCTTCGTAAGGAGAACAATCTATAAACTGCCCAAAAGCACCCCACCATCTATCCTGGTCTTGTCCCGTAGTATGCATAGAAAACGAGTTGTATCCTTTATACTTTAGGTTTGGGTCTATAGCGTGTCCATTCGACCACCCCCAGTACTTGTTTCCTTGAGTAAAACCTGCATCGCGAATCTCATTGATAGCTCCAAGACCACCAACATAATTCTCAACATCTTTCTTTTTCATTGTTAGATTCAATGCCTCAGAATGTTGCTCTAACGTTGTAGTAGCTTGAGTTAATGTTTTCCCTTGCTGTGTTTGAGTCTCTTGTAATTTAGAAACATTTTGAGTGATTCCATTTGCTGTCTTCTCTACCTCAGTAACACGTTTATCAAAACTACTTTGATTATTTTCTACTTTGATTATTGTTTCTTTAATGCCATCCACACTTTTTTCAATCTCGGTTGTTTTCTTGGTGAATTCATCGGTTGTTACTTGGTCTTCTGGAGAAGTACGATAACTAGTTGGTATGTTTCCTTCTTCTAGTTGCATGTTTCTAATCTTAATGCTTGTAATTTTGGTAGGAGTCCATCCATTACCAACACCAAGCACTGAATTATCATAGAAATCTTGTATGATATTGTCGGGCATTGTAAATGTAGCGGACACCTTAACCCACTGACCTGCTATTGTTTTAGGAGTACGCATAATTCGTTTTGCTACAACATCATTGTCATTTGTTCCTGTAGCAGTAGTAACACCAAAGTTGTTAATATCAATTGCCGTCGGAATAACTTCGTTAGTGTAAATTTCATAGCTAATTGTGTATGTTCTGCCCACAAGTAACATGACATTTTTATTAGTATATAGAATGCCTTTCCAACTACCACTTGCCCCAGCAGGGATTGTTATGTCCCACCATTTATTACCATCATCATACTTTATGGTTGTTCCACCAGCTGCACCAAAGGATTTTTGTTTATAAAAGTTTTGACCACCAATTTTCATACCGTCATACTTCTGCTCAACACTTGTTAACTTTTCACCGATTTTACCCGCTTGCTCTTTAATTTCAGTTGTTGTTTTCCTTAAATCATTCGTCGTTTGCTGCACATCGGAAATTGTCTTTTTTGTACCTTCTACATTTGATTCAACCGTATTTAATTTATTACTAATATCAGTATCTTTTTTAGTTAACGATTCTATGGATTGTTTAAAACTGTTAGCCGTTTGCTCAGATTTCGTTACACGTTCTGTAAGCTTTCCCTGTTCGTTTTGTACATTTGATACAGAAGTATTTATTCCTTTAATAGTAGTCTCGATTTCTACTGTTGTTTTAGTGAAATCAGTTGTGGATACTTGGTCTTCTGGTGCTGGTGTCCATGCAGTTGATATTGTGCCAATTTCTAATTTAAGCTTTTCAATTAACACTTCCCCCGTAAAATCACGTGCTAAAGCGTAAACTGAAATCTCCTTAATAGGCTTATCCATTACTACTGCACTTGCTGTGAACCTTTCCTGGTTATATTGTTTACCTAGGGTTAAACGGTTTTCTACGCGGCAACTTGGATAATGAAATGTATTGTCTGTAAAAGTAATCTTCACTTCGAAACCAGCCCATTTATTCGTTGTACCCCATGCAGTAACTTTACCTGTAAATAGGAAACTCATAGCAAGATTTTTACCCTGCATTAAGGTAGCTATGTCCTTTGCTACATCAAGGTAGGTATGTGGCTTATTTTCCCCAGTCTTCACTGAATGTGATTTAGTAGCTGTTTCTAGTAATAGATTTCGCCCACCAACTTCAATATTATCAACTTGAGTTTTCAGTTTAGAAAGCGTCTGCTTCGTTCCATCTGCCGTTGATATAATCTCATTCGTTTTGCTTTCAAGTTGAGACAAACCATCATTAATTTTCGTTAACTCCGACTTCTCTGCTTTTTGTTTAAGAGCTTCATTTGTTTGACTAATAGATGTATTAATATCTTGAAACTTCTTAACGTTACCATTCTTATCAGTTTCATAGATTTGTTTTCCTATAAAACCATCTTTAATTTCATCTTTCGTATAAACGCCAGATTTATCAACCTTATCTTTTAATTGATTATTAATCCACGTTTGATCAACTTTGTCATTAACTTGCTGTTGAACACCGACTATTTGTCCAGCTATTTCTTGCGCTTTACCTTCCACACTTTGAACCTTTTGATTTAATTCTGTTTTTGTGGATTCAATATCTTTGCTGAACTGCTCTATTGTTTCTTTTTTAACCGAGTCCACATCAGGAACAACTGGGTCCCAAATACCATCTTTCCAGAGTTTTAAAATGCCCGGCTTACCATTAGAAATATCTAGCCATAATGTTTTTCTGTCTTTGATTCCTGTTGTTGGTGGGTATTTTGATTCAATAATTTCAACGGTATTATTTTTAATATTCTCTTGTACCTTTTCAGCAAGTGTTTTTGCTGCTTCTGATTCTTGTTTAGCATTACTAGCTGTTTCATTCGCTTCTTTCACTAACTTATCTAGCTGATTTATCATTTCTTGTTTATTACCAAGCGAACTAAGAATACGATTGTAAATCTTTCTTAATTCTTCATTCGGATCAATTATTTCATGATAATCCCCAAATACATATTTATCTTGCAATGGATTTTTAAACGATTCATCACCAGCAATTGCCCTAGCTTCTAAATAAAGCTTAGGTGTAAATCCAGTGTCTTTTATTCGAATCGTATCGCCCTCGTTAATTAATTCGTGAGCTAATCCAAATACACGACCGATTGATTGTGCTTCAACTTCATAAGAAACAGATGTATTTACACGTTTTTTTAACTCTGTATTCATAAGAGTCATTAAACGTTTGGCATCCATGTCATCGTTTTCTGTTTCTGGACTATAGAAACCAAATTTATGATTCCCTTTCTCGTTCCATCTTTGGAAAGCGTCATTGTCCACAAGATAAGGAACACCCTTATTTATTTCTGTAATGGTAATGAATTCTCCGCCTTCTTTTTTTACGAAACCTAATAAGGCTGTACAAACATTTTGAGAGTTTTCAATCCGTTTAATTCCCAGCAAGTCTTTACCAAGGGTTATTTCTTTCCCTGTTTCTTGACCACGCTTCTTAACCATATCTACATAACGCCCAACAACTTGAGAGCCTACAACTTCAGCGTGATATTGAATTTCTAACTCAAACAAAGAAGCAATCTTTTTAAGAAAAGACAACGGATCAATAAATTCATCGATCGTCATAGAACGGAAACTAGCATATTCTAAATTCCCCTTTTGCCACTTTGTGCCCGCAAGAGCGATATCAACCATTTCAATTACGGTTTTACCTTCTAATTTTTGTGGAGGGATAATTCCAGCCTTAGCAAGTTGAATCCATTCTCCTGATGCATAAGCAATTACTGATCTATCATCGGAATCTTTTTCAATTTCAGTAATTACATAAGGAACAATACGTCCATCGCGCACTTCTTTTAATACTAAGTTTTGCTGCATAAGTGTGGACGAATGCCTTGTATTATCAAATACTCGAAACTCTAATGTATCAATGTTGTTTTTGATTTCCCAATGTCGTTTATCATCCCAATAATTTGCTGGCTGAATGCTTGATACAATCTGTCCTGTTTTAAAATCGCAAACATGTAATTCACCACTTGGCGTTCTCATCTATATCTCTCCCTATAACTGATGGTAGCTGTAACATCCGGCGGCATAATATCAATACGATTATCTCCACAAATGACCTTAGGAAACTCACTAAATATATCTTTAATATTAATAGCATCTTTCCCGTTAATCGTAACAAGGCTTCTTTCTGTATCAATAATTACTTTATCTCCTGCATCAAAAATATAAGGCTTTGTATTTGAAGGGACTTTGTTTACCTTCCAAATCTTTAAATCGTCAATTTGCATTTCGTTAATAGGCTGGTGATTATCCCACTTACAAATCGCGATCATAACTTGTGCAATTTTACGTTCTGTCATCGGATTTCCTGTTTCATCAATCCAACGTTCCACAAGTGAAGCACCATCTGTCTCTGTACCATCTATAAATTTAGCGACATAAACAGACCATTGTTTTCCTCTTCTAGCAATACGTAAACGCCCTCGGAATTGGTTAAATGTATTCGAATAATACCCACTTGTATCAACTAATTTCCGAAAACTATTGGGTGTTCCGCTATTTCCAATTTTCATATGAGCCTTTGTAATTTCAGCAGTCACATATAGATCATTCATATTGATGCGGGCTACCACATTACTTGCCTCATCTAGAAGAAGAACTTCAACACGCCCCATTTCATCAATATTTTTGGACTTTAAAGTCATCCATGCCTCCATTTCAAAATCTTGTAATGGTCCGCCCGGAATACTTTTCTTAGCTATTGCACCGTAAAATCCTTTTCCTTCTCCGTATTCTTCACAATATAATGCATAACCGTCTCTTGATTTAAAACTACCTGTCCCTTTCATTTCCTCAACTTGTCCAGTAACAGGAGTCCATCCTATTGGTGAAGCCATTTCATCCCATAGCACACGCTCACGCTCTTGGACAGTGGATTCTTCCACAGTTAATGGATATCCAATACGGAAATAGTTTCGTTCTAAAGGATATTTACCAAACCATACATCTAAAAAAGTGCTTGGTTTTTTTACAGTCATTTCAATTAATGCTGGAGCTTCTACACTTCCTTTATTCGTGAAATAAGAAGTAGTCTCGGTAGACCAGTTTTGAGTGAATGTGTAAGTTTGTACTTGCCCTAGCTTATAAGGTATCGGACAAACAAATTTAATTGTACCGATTCCAAGTGTTACAAATTCATCTGGATCAAAGCTATCATCCACTACTGCTAAATATGTTCTATTTGGTTCTACATCGAAAATAAGCTCTGCTGCTTGATCTGTAATTAGCCAATCTGCAATTTCTTCTTTTATGATTTCTAAATCAGATCCATCAGGAACGATAATTCCTACAGGAATAGATAAAACACGCATATCCGTTTGTGTGTTTAATAGTCTTGCACCTGGATATCCAGGAACACTTAAAAAATTCCTTTTTAACGGCGCCCAAGCTGGTCTTTTCCATCCTTTTGCGATTTGAATAAAGTCTTTTCGTTCGTTATTAAATGTAAAAGAACTCATGTTGACACCTCATTTCTTTATAAAATGAAAGAAACCCAAACCTAAAAGTCTGAGTTTCTTTGCTCTTCTCTTTCTTGGTATTCTTTTGTATATCGATAAGTACCGCGCGCTAAGTCTCTACCATCTAAAATAACTGGTACTTCAATTACCAAATCGCCACCTTGTGCTGAAATTAATTCATTACCACCAGTTTGCCCTGATGAATAATTGAATACTTGATTTGCGATATTGCCAGCCATGGCTTGTTTACTATTTGACATACTCCCATACACACCACTCATAACAGACTTTAATCCTGCTAATTGACTCATAGAACTAGCCATCATCCGACTCATATCACCCATTAATTGATTCATAGTCCCAGTAATACCGAGTGATTTTTCTTTTGATGATAAAGGTGTAACTGTGATTGAATTACCCTTCTTTGTAAATAACTCTGGTCCAGCTTCACCTGTGATAAATGAACCATCACCTACAGGCTTTCCACCTTTAGCAAGCATTGGCACATGTGGAATAGTTGGAGCACTTACTCCTGGAATATTATTTAACAATTCTGCTGGTGTATTAAAGCCATCTATGAACTTATTAATAATACGGATGATTCCGTTGATAGCTGTACGAATACCACTCTTAATTCCATCCCACACGCCTAATACTGCTGACTTCATTCCCTCGAATGCCCCACTCACAGCATTTGTTACCCATCTAACAGGAGTCATAATGGCATCTTTTAATCCATTCCATACAGAAGATGCGGTTGATTTAATACCTTCCCAAATATTTGAAAGAGTAGATTTAATACCATTCCAAATACTACTGCTCGTGCTACTAATCATATTCCATACAGTTGAAATAGCTTCTTTGATGTTATTGAATACGGAACTTGCTGTGGAAACAATTGAGTTCCATAAGCCAGAAAGGAAGCTTTTAATCGTATTCCATACAGCACTTGTTGTGGAACTAATCGTGTTCCAAGTATTTACAATCCAATCTTTTATTGAATTGAATATTGGCGTTACAAAAGCTACTAACCCGTTCCAGCATGACTGTAAGAAATTCTTAACAGCATTCCATACTGTCATTGTCGCTGAACTGATTGTATCCCACACACTAATAATCCAAGACTTGATTTGCTCAAAAATCGGCATAACAAATGCTACAAGTCCATTCCAACAGGAAACTAAGAAATTCTTAATCGTTTCCCATACAAAACTTGTAGTAGAACTAATTGTATTCCAACATTCAGAAATGAAATTCTTAATACTTTCAAATAATGGAGTAGCAAAGTATAAAATAGCCGTCCAAATCGCTTGTAAGTATTGAGTAATGAAATTCCATACAGTTTGGATCACTGTAGAAATACCATTCCAAATCATAGAGAAGAAATCAGCAATCCCTTGTAAAACAGGAGTTATAAAGGCTACTAATCCATTCCAAGTTTCTTGAAAGAATGTAGAAATAGAAGTCCATATTTCTGTAAAAAACGTGGCTATCCCCTGCAAAACTGAAGTTAAATATTCCACTATCCCATTCCAGATTTCCATACAGAAATTAAAAATGGATGTCCAAACGCCAATATATGCCTCTAGGATTGTAGAGCCCCAAGTAACTACAAACTCAACTATTCCATTCCAGATTCCTGTAAGAAATTCAACTACACTATTCCAAACGGCCTGTGTGCCTTCACTTAAACTATTCCAGGCTGAAGATAATGATTGAACAATCCCATCCCACAAGCCAATTAAATATTCCTTAACTGCATCCCAAGCGGCGATTGTCCAAGCTTTAATGTCATCCCAATTCTTTACTATAGCAATAACTAGAGCAACCACCGCTGCAATAATTATGGCGAACAACGCTATCCATCCCATCATTGCGGCCCCTACACCTGATATGACAACAACTATTGGTGCTAAAGCCATAAATGCTCCTGCTATTACTCCTATCGCTACTGCAATGGCTGCCAGTGTAGCTGCTAGTTTAGGATTATTAGAAATCCAGTCAGCAATTTTAGCAACAACATCGGCTATCACTCCCAGTACAGGTTTGAGAGCCACTTGTAAATCTTGCATTGCTTTTTGAAACTTAACTGCTGGATTTGCATCCATTTTTTTAATAGAACCATTCAATTGTTCTTGGTTCTTTTGGAAATCAACTGTTTTTTCTTTCGCACCCAGCAAAGTGTTAATAATATTTTGCCCTTGATCTTCATACATTGTCATTTTGTTATCGTAAAGGCTTTTTATCCTCTACTTCCGGGGATTTCTCCGCATTATAGGACGTTAACTCATCCTCGGTTCAGCATATATTTTCAACCTATTAAGTTGTCGTTCACTCGTGGGAGTATTTTATTCTGTAATACAGGTTCAACTCCTATGCGTTACGGTGAGCCACATCTTTTAGAATGTGCTTTACCACGGTGTTAGCACCATCTTTACATGCTGAGCTTTCACCGTTTTTGAACGATTTTACTTCGGCACAACTCATCATCTACCGAAAAATTTAACCCCTAATTCATTACGCTTTGTTTCATCATCAACTTGCGATAGAGCTTGTGCAATCTCGGTCATAGCTGCTGAACCTTCTTTACCGCCATTAGCTACAGCTTGACCCCATTTTTCAACTTGTTCCGCTGAAATATTAGTGCCTTCAAGAGCTTCTTTCATAGCTTTATCGACACCTTGACCAAATTCAGCTGCTTTAATACGCCCTTCTTTTAATCCATCTAACAGGTTATCAATCATGAATATTCAACGTGATTCGCAAAGTCACGCCCGTTCTATTACGAACTGCTATACGTCACCGCATAGATTAGACTATATCTTCAACTCATTGAGTTGCCCCCTGTTTCGAGTGTCATTTACTTACACCCTACGTCTCTCGACTAGTCGTTGCACGTTCCTTTATTAAAGGCTTCGCTCAGCATTGTCTCTTTTGAGAGTTTCACTGAATTAAAGGGGTTTTGCATTGTATGTCACCATACAAGGGAACTATAAATTAATTCCAAGTACCTGTTTCAACACCAGCCTCCATAATTGCCTGTACTTCTTCAGCACTATATCCAGCTCTTGTTAACTGTCCTCCATACTCAGCAATAATGTCTAATTGTTCAGGTGGAAATCCCATTTTTAGCAACGCATTTGTTAAACCAAGTGCACCATCTTGCGAAATTCCTAATTCGTTGCCAATTTCATTCGTTTCTTGAATTAATTCAGTAAAATCTATTCCTTCATAAGATTGTGCAATTGCCGCTGCCCCTTTAACAACAGCTGCATTCGCTTCATCACTTACATTCTTATTTAAAGCCCACTGCCTACGTACACCTTCTAATGATGCTTCTGCATCCACACCATAAGCGGTTACCCCTCTTACAGCCGCCTCTACTGATTGCTTCGAGGATTCTGGAACATCAAAAGTTATATCAATTTTCGTTTGCAACTTTGACATATCCATTGCTTTTTCAACCGCACTAGCAATACCGCCACCTGCTGCCATACCACCTATGACGTTTTCTAATCCTATCTTTAGCCCTTCAAACTTCTTCTCCGTTCTTCCGGCTTCTTGCTGTAAATCTCTTAATTCATTTCGCACTTGTTGTATTGAGTTTCCTGCATCCACCGATCGAAGAGCTCTTTGTAATTTCTCTATATCTGTTTCTGCTCCTAATGCTTCCCGGCCGATAATTCCAATTGCTTGTTCCAATTGTCGACTTGTAGCCGTACCACTTTTAATTGCATTCACAAGACGATTTCCTAATGCTCCCGCAAAATCATCAACACTTTTCCCAGTAGCACTAAACAATGTTTCTAATTGTCTTGTTGAACTTGCTACGCTATCTTGCTCAGCCTTCATGTTTCCAAGCTTATTCTTTAGACCATTAAGCGATCCTTCTGTAAATTCAATTTCACGCCTAAATGCGCGGTATTGTTCTTCGGAAATTTTTCCGTTTTGAAATTGCGCTTGGACTTGTTGCTCAGCTGCCTTTAATTTATCTAACTTTTGTGTGGTGTTTTCAATTTGCTGAGTCAATAACTGTTGCTTTTGGGCTAAAGCTTCAATATTACCTGGATCAAATTTTAATAATCGCTCAACATCTTTAAGCTCCTTGGTTAAATCATTACTACGCTTATTAACATCTTTTAACGCATTTTGAAGTCCCGTGGTTTCACCATCAATTGAAATACTAATTCCTTTAATTCTTCCTCCTGCCATCATCTCACCCCTTTCTTAGAACGAATCGAAGTCTTTTTGATTTGCTTTACGGGTTTTCTCTTTGTCTGGATTCTCCATTTCTGCAAATTCAGCAATATAATCAAAGCAATCACCGATTGTCATTACTTCTAAATCCCAGCTCGTTAATTTAGCTTTATAACAAAGAGCAAGGAACAAATCAGTAGTGAATTCTTCATCACTGAAAGTCCCTTGCTCTTCATTACTTTTCTTTAGTTTTTTTTTGCTCCCATTGTACTTTGAATCATATCGTTAATCTCTGGAATGATTTCATAAATAGGAAACTCTTCAAATCCATCTAACCATGTAATTGGATCCGGAAGATTCGGATCAGCGGTTTTAGCATATAACCAAACTAAATCATAAATAACTTCAAAATCTATTTTCTTTAAATCTACATTTGAGAGGTCAATAGAAGGCTGAGAACCATCTTGTGGTGTAAACGTACCAATAGCTCCTAAAGCCATCATATCAGCAAACAAATCACGTCTAAATTGCGCTTTGTAACGCTTAACAGTTGCTGCTGTACTTTTTAGTCGAACTTGCTTACCATCTATTACAATTGTTTTTTCCATTTGATTACGCTCCTTTTGGTGCTGGTGGTGTTTTTACATAGACCTTTTTGTACCAATTATCATGGATTGCCGGTGTAGTTTTAGAAGTTGTCTTTGTCTTAACCATTGGTCTACCACCAGTTGCTAGAATAATTGGGCTTGCGACGAATTTAAGCTCGTTTGTATTCGGTTCAGCTGAATTCGTTTTTGATTTCGATGAAATATTAGGACGACTTGCTGAACAGTTATACATAACATGACGAGTTGCTTTCACATCACCATCAAACTCAAATAACAGCGCGAATGGTTTCCCTTTTGCATCAGCTAACTCATTTAATACACCATCTGTCTCATCTAATTGTTCGCCTAACGCATCAATTACAAATTGTTCCGGAAGGAGTGCAATATTTAACGTTCCTTCATAACCTTGGTTATTATCCGCTGAGTAATAAAGCATATCGTCCGCATAGAATTCAATTAAATCACCGCGTGGTTCATTTGTTAGTTCAACCGCACCAGGCATTGGAATTGGTGTTCCAAATGTAACTAACCCATCTTTTGTTTCATATGTTGCATAATGGACATTTTTTAATCCAAAACTTACTTTGTTCTCACTCATTTATATCAACCTCGTTTCATAATTTTTTTGAAATAGATTTTCAGCTTCAATAAAAACCTCATAGGATTCATAAGGAATCTCATAACTGTCTAGGATTTTTTCAAGATTTGCTTCAGCAACTAAATCTTTTTTATTTGTATAAAGCTCGATACTTAAGTTATTTATCTTGTGATATACCTTGTTATCAGCCATTAAATTCGCTGATCCGTCCACAAGAAAACAAATATAAGGTGGCGCTGGCACTGGATTGGTTGGCGTTGCTGTGAAATATGAATAAGCCACAGGATAACCTGTAGCATCAAGGATTTTCTTTAATTCACCTAATGTCATTGTTGAATCGCCCTTTCGACACGTTCAATTAGTTCATTTATTGCTTTTTCTTCTGCCGGAGCAATGTGAATCTTAGCTGCTACACGGCCACCATTTGCTTTAGCATGTCCCTTTTCCAATAAATGTGTAAGTTGTGGTTTCAATGCATTATAAACAATGATTGCACTGCCATCCTTCTTTTTCCGCCAGCCTTTACCATACTTCCCTGTTTTCTTAGGACTTTTTTGTTTCAATTCATTCACAAGATTAGTCGCAACCTCGTCTTTAGCATCTTCTATATCTTCTTCTACTAGGTTAGCGTATCTTTGCAATTCCCTAGCAATATCACTTGCAAGAGTATCAATATTAGACACCCGCTTTCACCTCACAATAAAGTTCGATTTTTTCATCGTCTCTTTCATACGTGCGGTAAATGCTATATTCTTTATCTCGATACTTCACTTTTCGTTCATCTTGGTAATCCCAGACATGAACAATCAATATATGACTAGCCTTGATGTTACTTTGTCCAGCTTGAAAAAACTCTGATTGAGGAACTGATTTTTTCTTGCAAAATACCTGTCTACTAAATACTTCATCTTCCTCAACTTGTCCTAGTTCATCTTTAGTAATTGTTATTACTGGGAATAGTAAAATATCATTCATTTATAGTCACCCGCTAAAGTTAGATGATTCTTAAGCATGTTATACGATGCTAAAAAACGTTCTGCCTCTTTTGCGTCTGAAATAAAATTAGCTTTTACATACGTAATAATTGCTCTTTTAATTAAAGGATCAGTGTCATCATTTGCCTTGAGATGAGAAACACCAGATAACTTCAAATCATATCGAGATGCTTCAATTAAATCTTCAAGTTCATCATTAAGAGCACTATGTGAGATCCGTACTGCTTTCTTCACAACATCAAGCATCATATTCATTCACCAACTTGCTCTAGCTGTTTTAAAGCTTCCAGAGCGGCATCTTTACCCTTAATCTTTTCACCATTTGGAAGTTCGTAATACCCTCCTCCAACATGGACTGGTCCTTTTGAGCCCTCTTGTTTTTCTATAATTCTTTCTTTATTCAAGAAACCTTCATCTTGTAGATACATTACACGTTCTGCGTCATTTGATTCATATGAATCGGCAACACTATAATGAACGAAAGTGAATTTATCTCGAAAAGCTCTTTTTACAACATATTTATTCAACGGTTTCCCACTCACTGTTAAACCTCCTCATACCATAAAGAAAAGCGACTATTATACAGTAGCCGCTTTCTTCACTCGTAAGAATCCATTTTTAGAAATTACGTTACCACCTGCAAAAACAGAACCTCTATGAGCAATCATACCTTGCTTGAATTTAAAGTCTGTAGATCGTTGAACGTCCATATCTGAGAAAATAGTAAGTTGATAGTTTGATAAAGGACCATATGCCATGCTATATTGTCCAGCTGTTGTTTTAGCATCAGAAACAGCCTTACAAGCACTATTAATAATGAATGGTACCCCATCAATTGTTCCAGAATTACCTTGTGATACTACGTTATATACCTTTTTACCATCAGAAGTACGAAGCTTAGCAAATGCTTTTAAATCTAGTTTATTTAAAATCAATACCGCCGCATCTTCTACGTCTTCATCTCCACCATAGCTATAGATAATCTCATCCAATGTAGATGCATCAATTGCTGAAATTTCTAAATCTGTTTCTGAATCAATTGCCGTAGCTGCTGCTGAGAAAATACCAACAAGTCGATTCGTAGCACCCGTCCCAATTAAAATTTCACGAGTTAACTTTTTACGAGTAGCTACCGTAATCCCCTTCATTACTTCAGCATCGTAATCAGCTGCTGGTAATTTTTGAAGCTCTTCTGTGTCTTCTGAATAAGCTGTGACTTTTGCTTTTGTGATATCTGCATATCCAAACGTTGTTTCTGATGTATTGTAGTCATTACCTTCAGTTGTGTAATCACCTTCTCCATAACTTTTAATATACGGCTGTTGGTAACTCTCTCCACCTTTTAAAGTTTTAGAAGAAACACGATCAATCAGTGTAGACACTTCATTGAAAGTTGGACGAATATCCGTTGCACTATGCTTAGGTAAAACTACATTACCACTTCCAACTGTAACAGCACGGTTTTCCATTAGAGCCTGTCCACGTTTTTCAGAAGTCTCTAATTCTACGTCCTGTTTTTGAGGTTCATTGTTAAATGTTTCAACTGTACGCATTTCAGGCATTTGATTATTATTAATCTCCTCAGCTTCTTTTAATAATCTTTGTCGTGTTTCAATTTGTTTTTGTGCTTCTTCAAGATCTCGTAATTCTGTTTCTAATCCTGCTAAATCTACTTCCTTCTCGCTTTGTAACATTGAGCGAATTTCTGATTTCCTAGTTAAAATTTCTTGTAATGTTTTCAAATGAATCTCTCCCTTATAAATATGTTTTTAAAATTAGTTTTTTACGTAATTCTTTTTGATTGCGTTCCTTCACAAATTGTTTATATGGGTCATGACTTCTAGCTGAAACTTGCGAATCAGGATAAGCCGGGAAAGCTACTGGACTAATCTCTAGTAACTTAGCTTTTGTTACACTACGAACTACATTGTCCGGATCAGATTCATCCCATTCTTCTTTGACCATTTGGAATCCAAAGGAAACACCGTCTACATCACCGCGTTTAATCGTCTCATATGTGTCATTTCCGAGTATTGTATTGGCTAAGTCTAATTCAAACCTTAGTCCAATCTCATCTTCAAATAAACGAAGAGTACCATTTTTAGTTCTTCCTAACACTTGCGATGTGTCGTGGCTCCATAAAGCTAACTGATCATCTTGAGTTAAGGACTCTGTGAAAGCTCCTTTTTTAAACTGTTCTTTAAATCGTTGCCAATAGCCCATTGTTACTGATTTCATTTCCCATTTAACTGCATAACCAGAAATTGTTCGAAGGCCATTTTCTAATTCTCTAATTTCAAGAGCACTACTCAGTAGTTCCCTCTTTTCCGTCTTGTTCATTGTCATCACCTCCTTCATCAGTGACATTTCCTTCTTTAACTAAAGCTGTATCTAATCTTCTAATCGGCTTAGATCCACCTTCAATTGGTCCAAGTGAAAGAATTGAACGCCATTCATTTGGTGTCATAGCTCCCCTATCAACCATTTGAACTAAGTCCATCTTTGTACTTAAAGAAGCGTATTGAAGTGAAGAGGATTCAAAGATAATCTTGTTACCAAATCCCCTTTCTCGACGTGAAAAAAGCTTCCTGGTATATTCCCCAGCAAGCTGCATTGCAAATGGCTCAATTTCTGATTCATAATAAGCTGTCCATTCATCCTCGTTGTATTTACTTTGGATAATCTTTTCGTTTGTATTAAAGAAATTATAAATACGTTGTACTGTTTCTTGCATCTGCTTTGAATCTGGTACAAACGCTTCAGGTTTTACTTGTTCTAAATCATATCGCGGATCAGAAGAAGCTGCTCCACCATCATTTGAGATATTCAAATAGTTATTCACAAAGTTTTTGACCTGACTATCAATATCTTCTTGCTTTAGTACTGATTTAAATTTAAGAATCCACTTTACTACCGCACTATTTTTAATTGCTTTAACAATACCTTGATCAGTAGTTGTAACAATCTCCATTAACTGCGCTAATGCATTACCAGGATGTTCTCCAAAAAAGTCATTATCATTAAAATCTTTACGCAAATGAATGATATCTGTATACGGAATCGTCATCTGCTTACCATTTTTAAAATAAAACTTTAAAAAGATGTCTCCCTGTGCCCCTTCTACAACTTCAACCGTTGTACATGGAATAGGATAAATCTCAATAGGATAACCAAAATCATCACGCTTAATATAAGCGAACGCATTATGATTCAACTCTAATTGAACAGCCATTTTCTCTTGAAACATTTGTCCTGTCATCAATGGATTAGGCTCTTCCAGTAAAAATCTCATATAGGAATCTGGATTTACCTTAAATTCAGTAGAGTTATCTCGTATATGCTTGGCTATCAGCTTACCGACTGCCTTTGCTTTAGGACGTATACAAGCTCGTATAATATCACTTTGATAGATGTCCCCATTCCATGCAAAAAAACCTCCACCATTATCGTTTATCATTTCAAAACGAGTTGTAGTAGGAGCCTGTTTCTTTCCAAATATCTTATCAAATAACCCCAAATTCTCACCTCCTTCTTAAATCATGTTGAGGTAGTCATTTCGTTTTTCTTGAAGAACTACATATGCATTTAAAAGTGCTGCTGTGCCATCAATACGACGTCTTTGGTTCTTTGTTTTATTTGGTTGTATATTTAAATTATTATCAATAGCTATAGCTGTATTGGAAAGGCACCACTTGTCAATTGCATTGTTGTTATAGTTGACTAACTTAGATTCCAAATCAGCTCCTAAAAGTTTCATCGGACTTGAAAGGGTCTGTTTACCTTGCGCGATAGGAATCATAGATTCTTTACCAAAATATCCTTCCATCTCCTCCACCCAATACTTAGCTGACCATCTATCATAGCCAATCCAAGGTAGATAAATACCATATTCATCTCGTATTTCTAAGAACCATTTCGTGACAAATTTATAATGAACGGAATTTCCCGGTGTTGTTCTTAATATTCCTTGCTCGTGCCATAAATTATATGGAATTTTATCTTCTTTACTTCGCTGCTCCAATAAATCTTCTGGAAGCCAATACATCTGCTTCACATAAATATGTGGGTCCTCTGGAACCATAAAAATAACCTTCGCTGCTGTTAAATCGGTAGTTGAAGATAAATCGCAACCACCAATTCCATAGGAAGGCTTTAGCTTTTCTATATCAAAAGTTTCAGGATTATTTAGTTGTTCAAAAGTCAGCCATGCCTCTGTTGAAGTTTCTCTTATATTAAAATCTTTCGTTAGTAAGTTTTTTACCAACAAAGAATTTGCTTTTGCCTTGTTTACTTTTGTTTCAAGTTGGTCTATCTTTTTTATCGTTCCAAGCCCAGGATTTGCTTTCTTCCACTTTGATGGGTCAGTCCATTCCTCTCGTTTATCCAACTCATAGATTATAGGTAAAAAACGATCATCCTTATATCCATCCGGATCATCGAGTCCATTTAACAACATTTCTGCTTCTTCATATTTCATATCATACACTGACTCTCGGACAGTTCCGGCTGTTGTAATCATAAATATCATTGGCTGTTCTCGTGAAGACGTACCATCTACAATAACATCATATAAATTTTTATCTTTCCAAGCATGAATTTCATCCATCATAGCACCGTGTACGTTAAGTCCATCTAAAGTTTCACTATCAGAACCAAGTGGTTTAAATGTACTATCATTCCATTCAGAAACCATTTCAGATACTAAAGGTTTAATACGCTTTAATAGTGCTGGTGACTTCTTTACCATTCGCTTTGATTCTAACCAAACTAATTTCGCTTGGTCTTTCTTAGTTGCTACTGCATAAACTTCTGAACCTGGTTCCCCATCTGCTATTTGCAAATACAATCCAATACCTGAACCAACAGTAGATTTTCCGTTTTTACGAGCAACTACAAGCAATACTTCTCTGTATTTTCTGGTGCCATCTATTCCATGTACAAAACCAAATGCTGCTGCAATAAATGCCTTTTGCCATACTTCTAAAACAATTGGTTTTCCACCCCATTTTCCCTTTGAGTGCTTACAAAAGTTTTCGATGAACTCAATGGCATGGTTCGCTTTCTTTGAGTCGTATTCATATATACTTTCTTTATCACCAATATCACTTACTAATTTCTTATATATTCTACGGACTTTTTCACTAACAATTTCTTTTCCCGATTCAATAAGACTGTAATATTCAATGATGGGGTTATAAGATAAAGGATATTGTATCCTCATTTATTCATCACGAAGTCATCAAACCCATCATCCTTCTCCTTACTTTCAATCGGTTTTTTAGGTATGTAATCACCCAACTGCTTCATTATCGTTTGATAACTTTTATTCATAGCTATATATCTTCTTGCCGCTGGTCTTTCTCTTTCATATGGCTCTTGATTCTCTGATTGCGAGAACATTTCATCATAACCATTTTCATCGAGATCTTTACGTACATCTTCTAATCGTACACGCAAATCTGCCGCTTCAACAATTAGCCCCTCTACTACCAAGAGGGTATCTTTTGGCATTTCTTTATATATCCGTTTAAGTCTGTTTATTTCTTTATTAACCCGCTCTTCTTTTGTTAATTCTTTCTTTATCGCCATAAATAATACCTCATCTCTTCTGCATTTTGGGTAGGGGGGTCACGCGAAATGACCTGTGTATTACTTGAAGGTACCTCATCGGTCCTTCGAGAACTCGAAAAAGATTTTGAAATGGGGGGGCTTTTATTTCTTTGGAAATATCAGCGTTCACTTTTTATTTTGATTTTTATTCTTTTTGTATTAAATCCCCATTCTCATCAAACATTACTCCTTCAACAACTGGACTATTCTTCTCATGATGTTCACGGTTGTGGCAATCCTGACATAAAAGTTCTAAGTTATGAAAGCTTAATGTAATCTCTGGGTTATTTATATTCTCTGGTGTTATGTAATCCTTGTGGTGAACAATTTTCCCACTCCCCTTACATCGCTCACACAATCCATATCTAAATTTAAAATATGAATCCCTACACTTCTTCCATGCTGTGGATTTATAAAACCTCTTTGCATATTCCTTTGCCATGCATCCACCTCAAAACAAATAACCGCTCAATGTTGAACGGTTATCCTTTATATAAAGTTATATGAAACCCAATACGGTAAATGAAGTTTTATATAACATAATTGTTATTAATCCCTATCTACTATTAGGTGGCTTTTGTACGACAAAAATAAAGCTTTTATCTCTTATTGGACAGACTTATATTGAATGCAAATACTCTCAATAACTTCCCTTTAAACATTATATATATCCTTATATTATTTTATAAAAAAACATAGATTAATTAACCGGATTGCCTTTACACGTATTATAATACGTGTTATAATAAGAGTATAGAAAGGAGGGAATAAGGGAGATGGACATTCTAGATATTTTAGACAAAGTAAGCGGGATTTCTTCTTTCATCTTAGCGATATACATACTTCTCAAAGAAAGCAAAGAAGAAAAAAATAAGCGTCCTCAACGCAAAGGTTCCAGCCGACCAAGCAGAAAACCTAAGCGAAGAAAACGCAAGTAACCCAATGGGAAACTCAACCAACTGGTTGGGTTTCTCAAAAAAATATTATCATCTCCCATATCTATATGTCAAAAACTTCATTGATTTTAAATACTATTTGTTTGTTTTTAACAATTCGTTTCTTTATTGTTACCGACTTTTCTAATTTACAAATGTTAGACACTATCTACCTAATAGTTATTATTTTATGGATTCTGGTCTTCACCATTTCGATTATCAAGAAATTTAAGAAGTAAATCCATTACACTATATTTAGCAGGAGGAAAAACAAATGAGCACTTACCAAGATTGCTACATCTACCCATCTATTTTTGATTTTTCTAATGAGCAGGTTACTGTTACATTTCCTGACTTAGCAGATTGTCATGCTAATGGTAATAACTATGAGGATGCTTTTGAAATGGCTAAAAAGACATTAGCAACTCATCTATATGAAATAGAAGAAAATAAAGGCGCTATTCCGCCCGCATCTAATCCAACTTCTATCCAAACCAAAGACAATCAAGTTATTGGCTTAATGGAAGTATGGATGCCACCATTCCGTAGTGAAATTGAGAATAAAGCAGTAAAGAAAACATTAACTATTCCTCATTGGCTTGATAAAATGGGAAAAGCTAATAATGTAAACTACTCACAAGTGTTACAAGATGCATTAAAAAAGCATTTAGGTGTTACTGAAAATAAGAACGTATAAAAGAGATGAATTATCTTCATCTCTTTTTTCTTTACTATAAAAAAATAACCGTCTAACATGAACGGCTATTTTCTCTTCATATGAACTATTTTTACTATTCTATACTGTTTTTTCCTTATGAATAATTTTCCTTAAAAATGCATTTACATTTCTAGATACTACTTAAATCTTTTAGAGTACGTTCCATATTTATCGTATATTCAGACCTACGCAACAATAAAAATACTTTCAAAAAATATGGGAATTCCTCATATTCTTTTGCTGTAACTTCTATTCTTTTCAAAACAATAGGTTTCATCTTTTCTCTATCAAAACTATTAATTTCACAAGTAATTTTCGGCACATCATTATATATATACTCAACAGAGAAGTGTGTTAATTCATTAAATTCATCTGATTCTATATAGAATTCAGCACCTACACAGGAACTTCGATAAATTATTATGGAATCTAGAACTGATACAAAAGCAACAGTTAGATCAAAGTATGTCTCAATTTCTGTTATCTTTGGTATCTCATAACTATGCTCCAACTTATTTCTTATTCCGTTAAGTCTAGTAAGTGAACGAGAGTTAAAAACGCCAGACTTGCTGAAGAACTCCATTTTTTTATCGAAACCTAAATTACTTTTTTTAACAATTTTAGATAAACTTAAAACCTGCAAACACATATCCATTTGACACTCTATAGCTCTTTTCAAATGAGAAATACAATTAATTAAATGAATCTTATTCATATCATCTTGTTCATTACTTATTTGCTCTAACTCATATTCGGCAAACTTAATGAAATCATGAGAGTCTAAATCATAATCTGGAATATCAGATTCATTAAAACTAAACGATGAATTCTCCATAACTGGAAAATAATTCATCAGTATCCCCCTTAGTTCTTCTGATTTTTTTAATGTATTAACTACCACTCAATTTCCCCCTCCCTCAAACCAAAACTCATTTAATCATTCATCATAAGGACGATATTTACTTCTTAATGATTCTAGTTCTTTCTTCTTCTCTTCAATGTCTTCACGTAGAAACAAACTCACTCGTTCCATTTTCTTAAATGGCACAAGTTTACCATCTTTAATCATTTTACTAATTCTCGCTTTACTAATCCCTAAAACATCCATTACCTCTGGCGTCGTTAATACCTCATCATGTAAAAAAGAAAGCAGTTGCTCTTTATCCTCAAACTTGTACACTTTATTCACCTCTTTTTTCTTTAAAAATCCCATAGAGCCTCAATGACGTATTTATTATATAAAGGACTAAAAGAATGATTAACACGATATCCAAAACAGTTTTAAAAATACTTGCTTCGACTGAATCTCGAAAATACGCAAAGTAAAACAGTGTAACGAAAATAATTAAAAAGTTCGATGAATTACTTGTTTTCTTCATATTGTTTACAAATTGGCAAGTTGTTATAATGTGTATAGAAGAGAGAAGGTGGGCTTCTCTCTTCCGCTCAAAATCATTTTCGTTTACGTCTGGCTGGGCGTTTTCGTTTGGTTTTGAGCTTTTTTACTTTTTCGTGGATGACTAGGACTTTTTCGATGATTGTTAGTGCTGTAAGTATCATTCCTAGTATCAGTGCTAACTTTGCCAATTTGTTTCCCCCCTTTCGTTCTTTCTATATTTATTATACCATATCTATTTACCTAAGTAAATAGATTAATCCAATTAAATTACACAATTACCCTAACAATTGATATAACCGCTACTAGAAATGAAAATAAAAAAAGCATCCTAATAGGAATGCTTTTTTAACATATGACTTCAAATTATCCAAATAACAAAAAAGTAATTCATATATTTTAAATTTCCGAAATACGGACATTTCACTTAATTAATCTTGATTTTCTTTTCTCCAATCAGCCTTTTCAAAACTATTCATCTTATCTTGGAAGCCTAAATAGGTCGCTATTGATAACACTATAAGATTTATACATAAAAATACTTGTGAAGTATGAATCATTTTCCCTAGAGTGGTCAAGTTTTTTGTATCAAACGAGATATTAAAAGCAGATACTGATGCACTATATAGCACAAAATCCATGTAATTTGTTAGTCCAGAAAGGGCATCCCTATTTATCCAAATTGGTTCTAAAAAATATAAAATTGAAAATAATATTACAAATTCTAAATATGTATGTACAACTAAAGAAATTCTATGTCCTCTTTTCAAGTTTGTAGATCGTTCCCCGATTGACAAATCACGAGTCATCTTTGTTCTTACTACATCACTATAAAAAGCAATTGCTACTTCAATAGCTCTCGATATTAGACGTACAGTGACAAATATAAATGCAAATTTAATATATCCATTTTTATCTTCACTTTCTAAGTACAAATCCAAAATCATACAGACTATAAACAGAATACAAGCAGATAATACATTTACCCAATTTGAATATATTACAAACTTTTGCAATCTCTTTTTTTCTTGATGTTTTTCGCAATCATATCTATCTTCCTTTAGATTATATTCACATATAACTTTTCCACCTAAATACGGATGTTTATGCTTTGCCCCTGGTATTCCTTCACATTTGCTTTTTGTTCTATAAAAGGCTCTATTTGGACATATCTTATTATAACTATTATTATTTTCTAGTGAATATTTAAAAACTCGCGCATAGAAATAATCTGGTGAGAACACATTAAAAATAATTTCTTTCACGAAACTCAGAACTGTTTTTTCTTTTTTAGATTTTATATAGCATACATAGTTCTTGAAGCAATCCACTAATACTTTTATCCTCATCAATTTCTCATCTGTTTTATTTTCACTTTCCTTCTTTAAAGTATAATTACGAAACACCGCTATAAATATTAAATAATGAAAAATTACAGACCATATATAAGAAAAAAATAAGCTTCCAAGTAAAAAAACACCTATATAACCCCAAAGATACTTAAAATAATCAAGCCTATAAAGACATACTAGCATTAGTATACTTAAACTAATCCCAACGATTAAAGTTTTCCACATCCAAAATCTATTATCTAAAATTTTATTTTCCTTCACGATAAACTTCTTTCCTCTCTTAAAACACACTAAACGTTTAAAACCTTGTATAAACTCATTTTACACTCTTTAAACAATAATTCTAAAAAGCTATTTACATTCTTTATTAGTAAACTTACAATTATTAAATCTGATAAGTTGTATATTTTAATAAAAATGAAAGGTGTTTTCTTATGAACTTCTTTAAAACATTAAAAGCAGACTTTAATAAAGGCTCTGCTGCTGATAAATTAAGCATCATTAGTAGTATTGTGACGATAATAGGAGCCTTTAGTATTCCCTCTCTAATATACTTACAATACGCTCCAAACCTTCTATTTTCCGTTTTTTTGATTTGCTTATTCTTTGTATTTTCTTTAATGATAATTTACCTTGCATTTTTAATCTTACAATTTGTATGGAGGCATGTTGAAGAAACCGTCCCAAGAATAATTGTTTTTCTTGTTGTTCTAGCTGTTACCTCTTTATTATTTTCAATATTGTTTCAATTTCTAACAATCGCATATCGAGATGTATTTTCAAAAATCACACAATTATAGATTTTAATCCTAAAGTGCAGATTCTTAAATATCTTCACTTTAGGATTTATTTTATTGGATTTTCACACACTCTCTATAAACTTTTTCTTCTTGAATATTTTAAGTTTAGCCAAAATGAGCTTTCCTATGACAATTAGGACATAGCGCTGTTGCATTTTCAACAGTGTCCTCTCCACCTTCAGAAAGTGGTACTACATGATGTACCTCTAAATATGGTGTACCATCCTTAGCACGTTTAAAAGGCGCCTCCTGTCCACATTCTTCACAATATCCATTAGCTCTCTCTAATATCTCAGCAATCACATCTGGATTTCGTTTATATTGAGTAGTAACCACTTCAACCACTTCTGGTATTTTTTCCGCTTGTTCCAATCGATTCTTACGGTTAGATCTATCAATGTTTCGAGATTTCTCCACTCTTATTTCTAGATCGCTCTCATATTCATTATTAGTAAGGTTATGTAAGGTTCTATAATGGTCAATCTTTCTCAATTCAAACCACTTAGAGCCGTCCTCTTCTTCAACATGTTTTACGTATTTGAATACACCGTGTAATACACATTTCGTGTCTTCTTTAATATATACATAGATTGGTACATTTGTGTCTTTAGTATTATAAATAGCAGAGTTATCTTGGTACTCTAATTTGAATCTATTGGCTCTATTTTTAAAATAATATTTTAAAACTTCTTTTTCTACTAACCACTCATTTGCATATTTCCCATCTTCTAAAGTAACTTTAATAAAAATAGCCCTTAATTTAGAGGATTTCCCTATTAAATAGATACCTTTTCTATTATCATAATCCCTAGCAAAATTAGAGATGTCCCACGATGTATATGTCTTTCCAATAACAAAATCACTTAATACTGTTACATCATTTAGATGATGCTGAAATTTCTCTTTGAACTCAGAATATATATCTTCATACGTTTTCAATCCTCTACTCCTAAGAGCTGTATAAACTAAGTCTTTTCCTTCTTCAGGGGAATCTGAAAATCTATCCATATAAATTTTCAAATCTCCTATTTTCTTAAAAGAATTAATTCTGTCCATGGTACTTCTTACCTTATTCTTAATCTCCTTATTAATATCAGGATGATTGAGCACCGGTATACCTACCTCGGATAAAATAAAATCAATTGCATTCTTAATCATATTTTCACTTCCTTAACGAAACAAATATGCCGTACAATTCACAAACTATATTTTACCTTAATTTCTCAAAGATAACCATTTACTTTAATAAATACCACAAAAAATAAAAACCTCATCCGCAATTGCAGAAGAGGCTCTCATTTACCTGTCTAGCTATTTTCTTTTCAGCACGTTCTATCATAGATTGTACCGTGCTACATTTAATATCTAGGTATCTTGCAATCTCCCTATATGTTAAACAATATCCTCTAGACATTAAATATACTTCTTTTTCCCGCTCCGTTAACAATGATAACGCATCTTCTAACCTTATCTTATCCCATTCACCAATTGCATGTTCTTGCTGGTGATTATCCCATTCATATAAATTATCGTCCATGCTGCGAAAATACCTTTGCATGAGTAACGGATCACATGCTCTCTCTCGTTGATATGCAGCTAACCTTTCAATCCCTCTACGATTTCCCGGTCTTCTCGCCTTTTTCATCCATTCTAAAGAATAAGTAATGTCACTTATCATATCAGTTAGAATCTTTACATCTTCCTCTTTAGCATCCTTCTGCGCTTCTCTCAATTGCCTTAAAGTTTCGTTATATTGCTTAATCAAATCCTGCATAACCTATCCCTCCTTATAAACAAAAAAGAACACCGTATATAGACTGTACTTCTCTACATAACAGTGTTCTTTTATTACTTTCATATTTAATTTCTACGCTTCTCTCACTACACAAGTAACTTACTACTTATACAGTCAGAGAAACGGAAAACCGTTCCTCATAGACACAAATCGGTAAGTGTAGCTGATGCTTCTAATTAGTTTGGTAAAGTTCAAGAGAGAAATAAAGTGTTGAGGTGCCCCACGCCTCTTTGAACCGAGGAAAGTATGATTAGCAATTGGACATTCGGAAGGAACATCCTCGGCTCAAAGAGAGGTGTAACCCTCTCCCCCGTTGGTCGGACCCTTACTTACGTTTATTCGTGAGTAAACTATAATTAATTGTCCTAACCCGAGAAATTTAGATAAATCAAGAAACAACATACAGTACCATTTCCGTGGCAGTTCTTATGACACTTTTAATTATAAAGAAATATTCCCCACACGTTTTATCAAATTCTTATCTATTTTTTATTAAAGTGGTTTTGAATAATATTTATTTGTTAGTCTCAATTAAGGCCTCATTTAGAGTATTATATATTTTGATTAGTTTTTCTTGATATTCCTTCATACTATCCATATCAGTACCAGTCCTATCAACAGCTGATGAACATACAAAATAATCTATCCTAGCACTTATAAACTTTATATTCCCCATTTTTTTTGTTTCATTTTCATATAAAAGAGATTCTATATTTTTTTCTAATAAACGGATTTTCTCAATTAAACTTTTCCTCATTTTAACATTTACATAGTTAGCAAGATTATCTTCTGATTCAATTAATTCCAAATCAATTTCGTCAAGAAGCTTGTCCTTATCTTTTTCTCTATCTACATCTGCTTCTCTTAAATCTACTATTTCTTTAATTGCTTCTTCATTTACTTGTTCTTTTAAATATTCTTTTATATAGCTCGTAAAATTCTCAGTTTTATACATATAAAATGGTACCTTAGCTATTTTTCTAAATTCATTTAACAATTCAATACGCGGCCCTATAGTTCTCCCCTTCTCAATTTTCCACCAATCCTCTTTCACATCATCAGTAACAAAAACTATAGGTTTTTCATCCTTCTGAGCTTTATCAATAATCTGATTCCAAACAACTAAATCTCCAAATTTATCTTTATAAACTATCCCTGCATACTCTTTCGTTTTATCCTTTTTAGCTTTTTCATCCTCATATCCAGGTGGAAATTTCTTTTGATAACGTTCTTCACCATCTCTATAAATTTCTTCTAGTTTTTCTTTTGAATATGGTTCACCGACTTTATTTTCATAAATTCGATTCAAGAAATTTAAAATACTATCCTCATTCAATAAATCTGGATGTTCCTCTTCATGTTGTTTCAAATCCCTAATAAGTGAATCAAAACAATTTTTTATTCGATTTTCTATACTGTCCATCTGGATTTTAGGATGTCTATTACTGCTTAATCCTTTTTTTATATTATCAATAGCAGCATCTGCCTGTGAATTAATTTTATTACAAATATTTTCATATGCCATTTGCTGCTCTAAAATTACAGTTGTCCTATTAAAGTGAAACTCCAATCCAACTTGATATGGCATCCATAATTTATCTTCAATTTTTTCTAATACTTCTGTTAAAGCATTTCTAGTAGATTCTGAATACCTATATAAATTTAATAGGACATTTGTATCAATAACAAAATAGCAATCACTAAATATATCCTTAAATTCTTCATCGGAATACTTATAAAACTCCGGAAATACATTCTTCATAATATCCTCCTAAACATCCAATAATCTATTATTCGTTATAACATAATATTCATTAATTTACCAATAAATAAAGGCTATCTATTGCGATGACTTAATCACCACTATTTATTTTATATTCAAATTCAGCTTCTTGTTTTTTACGTTTATGAACCATATCGCTCATAAATAACTACTATAAGTCTTCACCAAAAAAGCTTCCTTAATTTAATGCTTTAAATTAAAAAAGGGATACCAAACTTTCATGGCATCCCTTTTGTTACTATATATTATTCTAATTAATTCTCCTATTTGAAGAATGACTACTTAACTTAATTAATGGTGCTGCATTTAATTCCACTTCCATAAGAGTATCTGTACTTAAATCCATTAATGAATCAACTTTTTCCTTTGGTAACTCTAAATGGTTTAATATTTGTTTAGGCGTTAAAATATTATTAGCAATTAATAACTTAATTGCTTTTTCCAACACTGTTGGTGAAGGAATTGTAATTAAGCTATCCAAAGGCTCTAATTTTCTATAACCTTTACTACTCATTTGTCTCATAAGGTATTGATATTGATTGTAATTTATTACATTCAAATGATATGCCCTTACAATCATCGCCCCTATTGAAACTCTCCATTTCTTTTTCAGTTCAACATAAAATTCTAGCTTATTAGGATAATGTAAGTCTGCAACAAAGCTTTTCTTTGGTAATAAGAATGCCGCTGCAAAATAATCGGCTTGCCTTTCTATCTCCCTATACTGTTCCTTAGATAATTCATCAATATCCGTAATCCAGTCATGCATTAACAAATGACCTAACTCGTGTGCTGCAGTAAACTGTCTACGAACTGCTGATTTTTTATCACTACCTAAAACAATATAGTATCTTTCTTGTCCATTTACGACCTGCTTTTGACTAAAAGCATCAATCTTATCCTGATCTGTTGATAATGATGTAAGAATTAAACCATTCTTTTCTAACAAATGTACAATATTTTTGATTGGCTCTTCACCTAATCCCCAATACTCTCTTACTGCTTGTGCTAACACCTCAATATCCTCATTTTGATAATCATCATATTTCATTTCTAGTTTAGGTAAGTTTAAAACTGGAAAATCAACATATTTTTCTAAAAAAGAATATATCTTGGTTACAATCAACATTTTCTGAATTTGAGCATTGTAGACTTTCTTATTAGTCGTAGCTGATGACCTAAAAAAAGTACTTCCGATTTGAACTTTCTCATCATCTTTCCCATAGAAAAACTCTCTTGGAAAATTCAACACTTTCATTATTTCAAATAACGTTTCTAAACTCGGCTGATTCTTGCCGTGTTCGAACTGTGAAACAGCCTGTTTAGATACATTAATTGCATTTGCTAAATCCGTTATAGTTAATCCCTCATATAAGCGAGCTGCTTTTAATCTTTCCGGATTAAATTGTTTAATCCCTTTCATCGTCATACTCCTTTTATAAAGAAGTTATTCATCTTGTCCTTTTTGCTTATCCTGATTTCCTTTTAACTTTGGTCCAGAATCAGTATCAAGTGAATCCTCTTCTAAAATCTCTTTCTTTAGTCCTAGTGGAATGTCTTCATCAATGATATCCTCAGTAATATCATAACCACCTTGTTCTGTGAATTGTACAGGAATATATTGACTCCAATCTTCTGATAGATAATACGGATCTTGGAATTCCGGTCTAGGTATATGCGCTGTAATCTCTATTACTTCATTATTCTTAATCAAGACTGGGATAAGTACAAAAGTATCAATCTCAAGTTGTCCGATTAATCTATATAAATTACTTTTTTTCCTATTATAAAAATCTCCTACAAGTGGATCCTCATTCCTAATATTAGACAAATCTATATTTAAACTAAGCTGCTCTCCATTTTGTACAAACTCAATATCACCATATTTTTCATTTATTAGACAATACGACTCAATATAGTGCGGCGAACGATCGATTGATATTTTAGTACGATATTCCTGTACTCTATCATCTTTTACCACAATGTATAAAGTTTTTGTTTTTTTATTAATAATTTGAAGATGTTTTTGCCAATTACCAGAGCTGCATAACCTAGCAATAAAATCCTCACCTTCAAATGTATTAATTAAATTTTCATATATGAAATCCATGCGACTATACGGATTTCCATTCTTAGCACGAGTCTTTTTTGATTCAATAAATTCTGTGTAGTCATATGTATTGCCATTATAAATGCTTTGTACAAAACTTCGTTTAAATTCTTCTCCCGGAAATAAAGAATTCTCTGCAACTGTCAATCCACTTCAACTCACTTTCAGATTTCTGTATTATTAATATCATTTTTACAATTATATTAGAAAATGTCAAGTGGATTACTTTTTTAATGATTAATGTTCACTTTTTTTACGAAATATATACATATTTTTCACAGCTCTTCTTTACTCCTCTACCTCAATTCCCAACTTATAAGCCAACTCACACAAAGCTTTATTTCTCTTTCTATAATAATCTGGCTGTGACATATTCAATATCCTACACACCTTTACCCAACTAGGCTTCTCTTTACCTAGATACGCTAATTCAATGAGTTGCTTATCCCACGCACTCAGCTTCTCTACGCCTCTTCTTATTTCTTGAATATAGTTGATTCTTTCTAAAACTGTTTTACTCACGCCGATCACCTTACCATTTTGTACACGTTCAATATCTCTTTCATCTATACTTGATAAAAACAGATGATACTTTTTCAAAGCTTGAAGCACATTCTTTTTTGTCTGCTCTTTGTTAAGAACAGGTAGGGCAATATCCAACATACTCTCACTCCTTCACCATTTTCAAAAATGTATCCAACGGCATAACTACTAACCACGGTTTTCTATCTGCTTTTATTGCTAATGCATCTGGCTGTTCACGTTTATCCTCTAACCAGTTATATAACGTCTTGAATCCTTCTTTCCTCGCTTTTACTTCCCATTCAAGACCTAAACCCTTCACATCATTTGAATACCCGTCCATCGCACCAGAGAGCGGTACACGCGCACCTCCTATCAAACTAGCAAATTCCCTCTCCCGTCTCATTCCTTTATCTCTTTGACTTTTCCCCATTTATAAATCTCCATTTCTTTAATAGGATTATTTTATTAAGTTTCTACAAAATGGTAATTACTATATAATTAAATTATTAAAATATTAGGTGGTGATACAAATGACTGATACAATCCGAATTATTCTGTTCACTCTTGTAGGAATAAGTGCCGTATTTTCTGTAATTAAAGAGTTTCAAAAACCAGAAAAAAATAAATTTTGGATTACATTTGAATCTTTAATTCTGATTGGGGCAGCCTGGATGTTAATAGGGCTTATCATGTAACCTACATAATTAGTAAATCCACCCTGAATAAAACTCAATATTCCGCCAATACTATAGATACACCAGTCTCCAATTCCCCTGGAGATGAGCAGTTAGCTTTTGCTAGCTGCTCTTTTATTTGTAACCACGTTAGGCTTCTGTTACTTTCCATTTCCGAAAAACTCATCTACCCACTTTTCAACTTTTACAACTTCTTGCCTTAATTGTTCTGCTAACTCCGCGATTTCAGCTTGAGCACCTTTCCCTTTTCTACGTTTATTGTAAAAGTCTAAAAGCCCTCGTAAATTGACTGTTAAGACCAGGTTAGTTGTAACTGCGTTTGGAAGTACACTGCGAGCATCCTCAGCAGGAATTCCTAATGTTCTAAGCAGATCATAATCACTTTGTAGTTTGTACATCATTTCGTTATAAGCTTTAACTACTTGTTCTCCTTTAGCTTTAACTGTTTCAGGCACTACATAATCAAATCCGCCGATCTTATCATCACTTCCCATGCGTACATACCTTTGAGATTGGACTGAGTAACTGAATCCTACACGGTGGCGTGTTAATTGTGTAAGTAATGCTCTGCTAACTCCTTCTACTGCGAAGGTATATGTTAGATGCTCCAGTGTTGAAGTATGCCCTGAACCTACAATATGTCTAATGAGCCGATCTACTTCTTTTCCACCTTTTCCATCAGTTGCTTTGTCCTTGAAGTACTTCTCTCCCTCTAAAGCTACAATCCTACTAGGTTTATTTGGCGAGTAGCACGTACGGATTGCTGATAAGGCTACCACTTGCCCATGAGTAGGATTAAATCCTTTCTCTCCAATACCAGATACAAGGGACAAATAGTTTACAAACTCCTCAGATAATTGCGTATGTGCTAGTAGCTTTACATCCATATTTAAATTCTCCATTTCTTAATAAAATTCAAATTTGATTAATATCCGTTATCCTGTCTCTCAAAGTTTTCCGCATTCTTCTCCTTATACGAATCAATAACGTCCTCATAAGTAAATCCATACAAATAGCAAATACGAAAGAAGATTCCAAATGCACGTCTTAAATGTCCCATTGTTGTGGTTAAATCTCTGTACTGACACCATGCTCTTTTTGCAGTCAACACATCTTGCATATACCATTCGAACAGCATATTTACATTACTTGTATCTTTTCTCATAACGGATTGCATACTGAACGATGGAATAAGTTCATGTCTCCATGTACATTTATCCAATTCAATTACAATGTTCATAAGAAAGTGGAGACCATCAATTAACTCTTCCAATAGTCCATTCTTAGGAACTCCAAATCCTGTACTCCACATCTTAAACGCTCGAGTTTCGTTCCATGCTTCACTGATTTCCACCAGTAATGCACGAAACAACATATCCATTTTGTCATTTCCTTTATATCCAATTCGTTTATCCAGTTCTTTCTGCATTTCAAATAGTTCCGTAATATCAAAGTTTTGTTTCTTCTCTTCAGATGTAATTGTGTGTAACTGAATCATTATAAGTTCACTCCAAGTTTGTATTTTAGTAAGAATATAGTCACACCGATTAAAAGCCAGCTGACTAAGATAATTGCCATTTCCTTTTTAAAGCTCACTCTTCTCCCTCCAACATTTCCACTAACTCCTCAAACGAGCATTCGAACAAATCTCGAAGCCCGTCTTTGGATTTATAAATACCTCTATCAATCAGTTGATCTATGATGTGTTGATGCAAAACTACCCCACCATGTCCTCGACACAAAACTGTAATTCCATACTTTTCACTGGAAAGTATTTTACTGGAGTATCTTTTTCATTAATTGCTACACAACCTAAAACACCCTCAAATTTGTTGTCTTCAGTCTGAACAACTACTTTATATAGGACATCTTCTCGTTCACAAATATCACCTAATTTAAACTCGTCCATTTTACGATCCTTCTTATAAAACACCATGAAACGCTCAAATTCTTCTAATTCTTCATCTGTTGCCTTTCGGAATGTACGTCCCTGATATCTTTCGAAAGAACAGCCATTTTCATAGAAACGATATTCCCCTACTTTTAATCCCATGATTAAGTAATACTTAGTTTGAGTCTCCTCTTTTAAAATCCCATACCATTTCCCATTTAAGCTTTCCATTACAAACATTTCGCCATACTCTAAATTCAATGGCTTCTCATAATCTACAAACTCGTTTTCAAAAAAGAAATTCATACCGATTGCAGATGGTACAATACGCTGACTACTAATTCCCAAAACCTCATGCTTACCTTTTTTTAATGTGTGTGCAAAAAATTCATTCTTTTCTTTAATCCAATTCGTTTTCATTCTTTCAATCGCTTCAAATCCTGTATATGTTTTCATTGTTTCCCCTTCGCTTTCTTTAGCATTTCTTCAATCCGTTTTCCCGTTGTGTTTTTATAGTCCTCACATGACCATTCAGCGTTATTTGTCGGAGATGGTGTAAATACCATTCCCCAACTACTAACGCTTGAAATATGGACATGAGGACGAATTACAGTAATGGTCATATCAGTTCGTCTCCCCTTTAAAAAGGTAACTTTCTTTTCCGCTTATCTCTTGTATACTTAAACTCAATATGTCTGTATGTGTTGAACATACGAGATGTAATGCGCTCATCGTAAGCTTTCATAACAGCTTCACCTGTTAGGTTTGTTGTAATGATTGTTTTCTTCCCCTGTCTTCCATCAAAGACTTTAAACAGAACACGATTCACGAATGCCGTCGCCTTCGGATCAGCAGCATCCATATCACCCAGTTCCGCACCTAAGTCATCAATAACTAATAAATCTGCACTAATTAGTAAATTAACAATGCTATGCTCAGATTCCTCAGATTGCCCATTGAACGTAGAACGTATATAGTCAAATAGTTCTGATACAGAAACATAAAGAACAGTTCCTGCGCTATTCTCATTCATTTCATGAGCAATTGAATAGGCAAGATGACTTTTACCTGCACCTACTTTTCCAACTAGAATTAAATTAAACCTCACATCATTCAAGTAATCCTCAAGTGCTCGTTTTGCTAAGGTGTAATTCTTTTCATCCTCTTCACAATCAGATTTAAAAGTTGAAAATCTAGCAAGTTTAATTGTTTCATCTTTAATCAGGCTCTTATCGTAAAACATACTTTTACGTTTTCTCTGTTCCTTCTCATCTCGGAATACATTCATTTCATCTTCTAGCTTTTGATTGTCTTCTGCCAACTTACATACTGGACAAACTACTTCACCATTTATCTTCATGAATCGAACAGTACGTTTACGTTCTTTTTTACAAACCTCACATGTATCAGAAAGGAAGATCATCTTCTTCGAAAGGGTCTTTGCTATATCTGTTACCTTTATTAGAGACATGTTTTCCTTCCACCTTTCCTTGTTGTAAATAACCTTCAAACTTTGTACCAAATAACGTTTCTGGTCTTAGGTACTTTGCTTGTTCCGTCCTTAGCCATTCTCTAGCTTTTGTATCAATCACAGTTTTGAAGTTATCCACAGTGAATCCTTCTACTAATCTAGTTTTAATTAATGTTTGTGTTTTCTTAGATGTTAAACGGTAACTACTACCACACACGTCGTTGAGATAGTTTACTATCTCGACTATATATTCTTTAATCTCTGATGTAGTCTCTGTGTTAGTCTCTGGTATTGGTTTACCCAAATTGGGTACATCCATTTGCCCATTTTGGGTAGACCGTCTACCCAAGTTGGGTACATCGTTTGTGGATTCTAACAAACGGAGTTTTTCATAATTAATGGAATACCATTTCGTCTTATCAAACTTAGCTCGATTATAATTACCTATAACAAGAAGCTGTTCATCTTCTAAATTCTTTACAATACGTCTAATGGTGTTCTCACTCCAAAACGGAAATTGTTTAACCCATTCTGCCACACTGTTATATACCCAGTTTCTTTCATCATAAAAATGCTTAGATCTATTTAGCCAATAATGTATCTGTTGTAGAAATATCGCCTCATTTAAACCAATTCTGCTTGCCAGTCCTGGAAGAACAAGTAATGGTTCTTCATGAATTAATAAATTACTCATCTCTTCACCTTCCTCATAACAACTTCATAGTAGAATCCACGGTCACGATCCATCACAAGGCAACCTTTAAACAGATGAGGATTTTCATCATTTCTATGTTTAATTGTTTCTAACACCTTTCGAATAGGAAATAAATAATCAAACCCTTCATTCTCTAAACGACGACAGCGCTTAAGTAATTCAGATAACCTTTTATCACGTAAATACCGAGTACCTAAACTCCTATTTAGAGCTATTGGCATTGAACCATCTCTTACTATCGTTTTCATTTCAGTCACCCACCTATTGTGCTTGCTGTTGCTTTTCTTTCGCTTCGTTTAACCACGATGTTATTGTTTTTTGTAACTGAGATGCTTGTTGCACTGTCATTCCTTTGAAAGATTGAATTCCTAATGACTGTTTTACAGTATTTTTTGTTTCTTCAAATGGCATGTTATACACTTCTGATAACTCCCTAATTTGCACATGAATAGCTTTTATTCTTTGTTCATTTGCAACTTCTGATTGTCCAGCTTTCTCCTGTAATGGAACGTTATCTAATTGCTTAGCTGCTTGTTTTGGTTCATCATCTTGTGGAATATCTTCACCCGAATAGATATATAAACCTAATCCGTGTAGTGCAATGGCTTTTGCTAGACACCTTTGAATCGAGGTGTTTATTTGGAATGACGTAGGTTTTGCGATTGGCTTATTATAGTTATCCAATACAGGATGAATTTGCGAACGTGTGATGTTATTTACTGTTACCTCCACTTCAACAAAATACCCGACTTCTGTTTTCATATAAGGTAATCCATCAAATCTAACAACTTGCCATGTAGTATCAGGATGTTTTTTCAAGAGTTGGTCTACAGCCCATGACCAACTCAGATAACTAAAACGTCCCTTCTTCTCAACATGTTTACTGACGTCAATAACTGCTAATTCTGCAAAGTAATTTTTAGTCTCATTCATCGGATTCTCACACTCTCACCTTGTTTTAATGAAATACCATCCCACTTCATACCATTCTTAACCGCTAATAATAGCGCTTTTTTATCTACCTTCGGATTCTGCGGAATCATGTATTCTGGTGGAATAATTGCATCCTCTGCAATATCTAAACTTGCTGGATTCTTTTGAATACCTACTGTTATCAATGCACCTTTAATACGTCTTTTATCCACAGCAATCATCTGATGATATAAATAATCCTTAATATTTTTACAGTTGTTCTCAAAAGACTTACGACGTTCAGCCAAGCGATTCTCTTCTCCTTTAATCACTTCAACTTGTGCTTCAATATTGCGAATCAATAACGCTGCACCTTGTACTTTATCTTCAATTGCTTCACTGATTGATTGAATTGTATCGTTAATTACTTCTTGATCTGCTCCGTCTTCAATCATTTGCTGTAATTGATTGAAATTACTTGTTAATTCGTACAGTTTCATAGTTTTATAACCTCCTAAAACGGCATACTGCCATATGGTTTATTAGTTAATATGGTAATTACATAATCTATATCTAACTTTCTACAGGTATCTGCTTCTTTTGCGGATATAAGTTTCAAGCTACTTACAGCCGTTTCAACCTGCTTTTTTAATAATTGATTTTCTGTTAACTCTTCCATGTAATCACCCCACGTGATATACTAATTTCGATTTTGTTTTTTAATGGAACCCACTGCAATGGGTTTCTTTTTATTTATATAAAACCTTTTGAATAACATCATCTTTGATTCCAATCTCTCGCATACGCTCTACAACATGTTGAACTCTATCATTTTCTTTCTTTTTAAATATCAATTCCTTTAATTGCTTATCACACTCTTTGGCCTTTTCTCCACATGCCTCATACTCTTTACAAGTCTCATAGAATTCTTTTGTTTTACCTTCTACATTTTTCTTACTTGCAATACGAGTTAACAAAAATTGATTCTTTATGTAGTTCTCCTTCTTATTACGTAATGATTTCGCTAACTCAGCATCCTCTGGTAATACTAAACTTTCAATTCCCACTAGATTCACCAGCCTTTTTAAAAAGAGCATTTAGACATACAAACCTATTCTCTATTAATCGACGCTGCTTTTTATTTGGTAATTTATAATGTGCTAATAGTCTAAGATAATCAGATACTTTTACATTGTTGTAATCAATTGTAAACATCATTAATCCATCCTTTCCTCTGCCCATTCAACTAAAAATGCTTGTACTTGTTTTGCTGGGAAATACCATTTCTTACCCACTTTGAATTTTGGGAAGCGTGGGTCAAAGAAAAACTGATCCTGAATTGTATTCCACGACATACATACACGTTTTTTAAGCTCCTTAGTATCCCAAAAGGCTAACTCAGCATCGTACTCTTTAACCTTCTTTTGAATTTCTTCCACACATAATTCCTTCACAACATTTTCATCTATTTGAACATTGAACATAATTATTCCCTCCTTATTTTTAAACCATTGGTCTCCAGCCGTTTATAAAATTCAAAGCTTCCTCGAAATCCTTCTTCAATATGTCCCTATAACTATTCACATTGAATGTATCTTTCAAATTACGTCCTAGTAATCCGAATAGCTTGCGAGTAGAGTCATGTACTTCTTTATCTACATGCTCGTTTCCCCATAAGAAGTAAATTCTTTTGGCTTTACTTTTTTCCAAAATACGTTGCTGACCGTAATCAATAGTTAATTGCGTTTCAATTTTTTCTTCCAAAGATGTAACTCTGTTATTTAAATCTATTGTTCCTGTTGCTAGCAATTTAATCTGACTATAAGTATTTCCTAGCATTTCTTGTTCCCCTTGTATTCGCTTCTCCATTTCCTCAAATTGCGTAACATATGTAGCAGTAAAAAGTACTCCCTTTTCACCGTTTAGTTTATTTGCTACCAAGTCACACCCTTTACGAGTTAAGAGATATTTTTTGTAAGCTTTGTTATTACCTTCAGTTGTATAATTGTCCTCTACAAAAAAATTCTGAGAACGCATTTTTGCGTTTTCTAAAATCTGTATATAATTCTCAATACTTCTTAATAAATCTGTGTGACGTTTACCTATCATATTTGCGACTTCTCTACTATCAACTAATAATTTGCCACTTTGATTTACAACTCTTAATGAAAACTCCTCTTCCACAACAGCTAACTGATCGTACATTTAGAATCCTCCTCATGCTCATTAACTTGTATTTCCGTCATTTTTGTCAATAAATTAAGGTCTAACTCCAAAACAGAAGCTAACCTTATAAAAGTTTTTAGACTAGGGGTATACCTGTCATTCTCAATATCAGAAAGGTAATTCCTAGATATAGAAGCTGATTTTGATACTTCAATTTGTCGCAACTTTTTATTTTGACGACTTTTTTTGACTATCATCCCCAGTGTTTCATGATGTTCCATCAATTAATCACCGCCTTACAAAACCAATTGTACGGTATTTCCGTCATATTGTAAATAGATTTTTCATTGTTTTTCCGTCATTTTTGCATTAAACTTTTTATAAAGGTCGATAATACCGACATTTTAGGAGGGAACCAAGCCTTATGAATGTATCAATAAACATAAAAAAATACCGGAAAGAAAAGAAAATGACACAAAAAGCATTAGCAGAGAAAGCTAATATCTCACGCTCTTATCTAGGCGATCTTGAAAGCGGAAGATACAATCCTAGTTTAGACACATTAAGAACAATCGCTTCCGCTTTAGATATTGATATTAATTTATTACTTACTGAAGACGGCGCCACCCAAACAGGTAACCTTACTTCAAAAGATGAGAAAGACATAGCAAAAAGAATGGAAGAAATAAAAAGAGATCTTCAAGGCGAAGACGGATTAATGTTCTCTGGTGAGCCTATGAGTGAAGAAGCTGTGGAATCTTTATTAGATGCAATGGAGTACATCGTGAAACAAACTAAAGTAATCAATAAAAAATACGTTCCTAAGAAATATCGTAGTACTGACGATAACTGATGCGAGCTTAGGAGGGAAAACATTGAAATTCGTCATAAGAGATCTAGTCCAACAACTTTGCACAAAATACAACACGACAAACCCCTATGAGCTTGCAGATTACTTAAAAATAAATGTACTAACTTGGGATTTACACGAAGAAATAAACGGATTTTATAAATATGAAAAAAGAAATCGTTTCATTGTTATTAATAATCATTTGTCTCCATCCATGCAAAGAACTGTTTGTGCTCATGAATTAGGACATGCAATCCTACACACTCATGCAAACACACCTTTTCTTCGTAAGAATACATTCTTTTCAGTTGATAAATTAGAGATAGAAGCAAATACGTTTGCTGCGCTTTTGTTAATTGATAAAAAGACCATTCAACCTGGTGATACAAAAGCATGTATAGCATACAAAAATGACATTCCAGTTGAACTGTTAGAATTTTATAAGCCTTACTAAAGGAGGTAAGATATTTTGATTATTGATTTAAATGCTGAACGAGAAAAACGAAAGAAACGCACCATCAAACAAGTAGAATTTAAAAAGGTCCCTATCGTTGAGAAAATCCATATTGTTGATGGTGAAATAAAATATGAAGTTTCAGGTTATAAAGAGACTCCTGTGAAGTGGTTGGATGAGTAATCTAGCCACTTTACAATTATAAGGAAAGAGGGAATGTTATAATGGCTAGCTTCAGAAAATTCGGAGATGTTTGGGAATTCCGAGTAAGATTTAAAGACCCTTATACTCAAAAATACAAAGAGAAATCAAAACGTGGATTCAAGACGAAAAAAGAAGCACAACTTGCGGCGGCTGAAGAAGAAAAGAAATTATTAAACGGTTTAGAAGTTGAGATTACTCCTACTTCATTAAAACATTACCTTAAAGACTGGCTAAAATTATTTAAGCAAGACAATGTAAGGAAAAACACTTTTATCTTGCATGAACGTAACATCGAAAAGCATATCATCCCCTACTTTCAAAACATGAACCTAAAAGAACTCAAACCAATGATGTATCAAAAATTCATTAATTCCTTAACTGATCAGGGTTACAGTAAGCGAACTGTTCAAATTATCCATGGCACAATGAACAATGCTATGAAAAAAGCTGTTAGCTTAAAAAAAATCGAAAACAATCCTTGTGAAGAAGTAGTTATTTCAAATAAGAACAACAAAGAAAGAGAAGGACTAAAATACATGCGAAGTGAAGACATTCCCCTTTTCTTAAAGACTTCTTATCAATACAACTATATTTATTACATCTTTTTCAAAGCACTTCTGAATACTGGTATGCGTAAAGGTGAAGCTGCAGCTTTACAATGGAAAGACATAAATTTAAAAGAACATACTATTACTATTTCTAAAACATTGGATTTTACAGCTAAAACAAAAGAAGAATTATTTGGAGATACAAAAACATTTACTTCTAAACGTACTATCATGATTCCTAGATCATTAGTCGATGAACTGTTGGCACATAAAAAGTGGCAAAATGCTAATAAGCTTGTTTTACAAGATGCGTATGAACATGAATTAGATTTAGTCTTTTCAAGAGTCGATGGAAAGTTCTTACCGAAGTCAACATTATTCAATGCATTCTCACGCATACTTAAGAAAGCAAATTTACCTAGGTTAGAAATACATTCATTACGACACACTCACGCGGTTCTTTTATTAGAGTCTGGTGCAAGTATGAAATACATTCAAGATCGACTAGGACATAAGAGTATAGAAATCACTTCTAACGTTTACTCTCATATCAGTGACAAAATTAATAAGGATTCTATTTCGGGGTTTGAAGCTTATATGAATAATGTATTGGGTTAA